CACCAACCCAGCCGAGATGGCCAGCGGCCGTGAGCCACCGGAGGTCTTTCGCCGTCATGTGCGGAGTAGATCTACGGCCTTTTTTATACTCATTGTTAAAAAACACCCGCATATCTATTAAATCAGCATATGCTTCTGGTAGCGAGTGGGCATGTTCTTCTGGATCTGTGGCCACTTTGTCGTCGTCGAGGGTATCTTGCCTTGCGGTTATGCCCGGAAATACCGTTTCAAATTTTTCTATCTGTCTGTAGTGGTTTGTGTGTTTTTGATCTCGGCCGGCTTGGTGCCTGATCCCATAATCGGCCGCGTGGGCAATTTCGTGACTAAGTGTTGCCTCAAAGTCTCTTTTGTTAAACCCCAAATTTTCTTTGGCGGCGCCGGGCTCGTAGTCGCGATCTACATAGGCTTTACCGCCACTATAGTAGCCCCGGTCGGAATAAGCCTGCTCGGGGTCCGTGCGTATGTGCGGCTGGTTTGTCATAATTGTGTTTAAGGCCGCTTCTACGGCGCCGCTATAATATTCTCTTGCCTCATCGTCAGAAAGTGAAGGATCTCTATCTTTAATGTCCTTAAGCCATACTTGCGCAGATGCGCCATCAGGTACAGAGGGATCATCAGACAGCGAATAAGAGTCCGCCCATTTTTGCCTTACTTTGTCAATTGACTTTTGCGCGCGAGGGTTCCACTTTTTTTCTGGCTGAGCTGGAATGTCCTTGTCATCCTCTCCTTCTGGGTGTTGGGAAAGGAGATTTTGATCTACCAACTCTTGTGGTGGCCACTGTACAGCGGCGCCCTTTTTCCGGCGACCTTCGGCCAGAAACTCCTTCCACTTTTTATGAAAATCAGACATTACCTAATAAATAGTTATTCTGATGCGTTGTTGGCCACAATTCTTTTCATGGACGCAAATAAATCTACAAAATCAACGACTCCGAAGCCATCTTCGATCATCATAGTTTTAAAAGTAGTTTGATTTAACTCATGTTCGAAATTTTCGAGAACATAGCGGAGCTTTTGTTTCCCTTGTACGCTAATAGACGGCGCATATAGTTGCATCATCTTATAATTGTGTTCGACAACTTTGCGATTTTCTACTATCGTGTCAAAAACTTTAAGTTTATTTTCGGAGGTTTCGCAAAGCTTAATAATGTCATCAATCGTGTGAGAGTGCTCCTCAATCAAAAAAGGAAAACGCTTCGCCACAGTAGACAGTCCGACACCTTTAATTCCGGGCAGATTGTCGCTTCTATCTCCGACGATGGCGCGGGCAAGTGCAAAGTTTACCGGATGGATTCCAAACTCTTCCACAATCCTCTTAGAATTTAGCACCTGCTTTTGTATTGGGCGAAACAAAACTGTATCATTATCACACAACTGAAAAAAGTCTTTGTCGCTAGAGACGATTACTTTTTGCCAACCATCATACTTCTTGTTTTGACACACAAATGAAATTATATCATCGGCTTCAACGGCTGGAAGGACTGTCTGTATGATTGGCAGCTGATTTAAATATTCTACTAACCTTGTCTGTTGCCAAATTTTATTGGCAACTTCTTCTGCTTCTGATAAGTTGCGAATATCCCGGTTAAGGCGAATCGGCTTCCTACCTTCTTTATAATTCTTGTCTTGAGACTTGCGGCGTTGCGAGCCCCCCTCTCCGTCCCAGCAAACAATAATCTCGTCCGGCTTTGTATCTCTAATAAGTTTCTGCAATATGCCTAGAAACCCTTTCACTCCGCCGATCGGCTGGCCATTGGTCGACAAGCTGGGGTTTACAATATAAGCTCGAAAGTACATATTGAGCGCATCGATGATCAGCAACCTTTTCATCGGCTCAACCTCTCCACCAGCTTGGGGTTGGGCCATGAGCCCATTTAGCAAAGCTTGATTTTTCGCCATGGTAATAACTCCTGTATGCAGTAACTGCACATTTATTTTTGTATTTAGCCGGCATTGCTTGTGCGAATGGTGTAAGCGGATGCTCGGGAAGATCAATATGTTTCATCGCACACCACTCAATCACGCGCTGGCTCTTGTGGACCTTGCCGTATCTGTTGGTGTACTCTTCACAGAGCGACATTCCGTGCTCAACGATCCAATTCCAATTTGCTCGGGTCTGGCCGGCCCAAATTGTGCACGGGTGCTTTTTGTGTGTTGGCCGGTACGGAGTGCTGTGGCCATACGAGGCCACAACCGTACACATCATCTGTGCTGTTTCTAAAATCATTTTAACTATATGTTTGTCACATGCCATTTTCGCAGCAGTTGACGGCTCTTCGTGTAATATAAATATATTCATTTGTACCTCACTGGATAATGTTGAATTGTATTTTCCCCTATCATTCTTTTTAAGAAACTCTCCAGCACTCTGGATTCCCATCCCAGTATTTTCCACAAAGCGCCGACTTCTTGCTTCTTTCTATGATCGGTATAAGGCGGCTGCTTTTTTAACAGTATCCCACACTTATAGTTGCCCTCAGATGTTGGCCGGCCAATCACAAAATTAGAGTTTCCAATCACGATCAGGTCTCCCACTTGTAATTTTATTTTGTTCTTGCTGCTCATGTATATAAAAGGCCCTCATATGATAATAATATACCATATAAGGGCAGTCAAGTCAAGCGATTTTCTTTACCGTTTGGCTACCACTCGCCAATGTCCGGGCACCCAAACACCTCGAAAGTTGCGGTGGCCGGGGATATATCTCCAAATCATTGTTGGGTTACTGTGCGGGTATACCCATCGGTGTCGATGGTATGTGACAGTATATCCGCGATGCATAGCATGTGGCGGTGGGCTAGGTACTGTGGCTCGATGGTGAATTGCGTGCGCTACAGGGTTGTGACCTCTACGAACGGGATGAGCATCGGCTACTGAGCCTGTCGATAAAAACAAGACGGCAATTAGTGAAATCATTTTATTCTCCTTGGTTCAAATGATGTGTTATAGACGCATCAGTGTCAATTTTATTCACCACTTTCTCCATAAAAATCATCCGCGGAGCCTTCTCGCTTATCAAATTTCATTATGATCTCTTCCTCCATAATGTCTAAAACATTACTTCGAAATTCCTCGTCCGCGAGCCTGTCTGTCCATTTGGTGGCTTGGAATTTCGCGCCAAGCGCCTTGCCATTCGCATCAAGCAATTCATACCAAGCTCCCGAACGCTTAAGTCGCGACGAGCCCGCAATAGCATCAAACCAACTTTCTTCATCCTGTACACCGATTTTATCTCCCCATAAAATTCTAAAATTACATTGTCGACCCTGTGTTCCGAATCGCGATTTTTCAAGTTTCACTTTAACCGAAGAGCCTATACGAAATCCTTTATCATCCAGAACAAAGCTGGCCTTTGCTTTGCGTCCTGTCAGCCAAATGCGCAGTGAGTACGCATATATCATAGCCTTGCCGCCGGGCGTCATATAAGGCGTTGTAAGCGCCTCAGATGGCGAGCGAGTGATATTAGTCTTAAGTTGATTAAGTACAAGGAAAGTGCTCTGTGAGTTCGCAATCGGCACGGTTAGCTTGGACATGCCCTTAGCCAAGATTCTAGCCTTAACCGCCATCGACGATAAAGGGTTGAAGTCACCTTCAATATCAGAAATGGCCGGGGTCAACGCTAGCGAATCCCAAATAAACAACATGCGATTATCGTTAGAGCCTAGTAGTTCCTCGATCGTTTCTAAAACAAATTCGACAGAAGCTGCTTGCACATACAGCAAGTTGCTTACATCACAGCCTGAGCGTTCTAAAAAGCTAGGATCGATAGCAGACTCAGAATCGAAATACACAACATCGATGCCCATCTTTTGAGCATTGGCTGCGACTTGAGCCGCCATATACGATTTTCCTGTTGCTTCTAGGCCTGCGATTTCAACAATCTTCCCAACCGGAATACCAGCGAGTCGACCACGACAGATGATCGAGTCAAGCCATCTTGATCCAGTAGGAATCCAATCCTTGACAGCAGTTGGATTATCTTCTGTAAGGTTGTGTGCAACATTCTGTCCCGCCTTCTTGTTAATGAGTGCGCGCATATCTGCCATTGAAAGTTTACCAACCTTCGTTTTACTTCTAGCCATTAAGTCCTCTTGTGTGTTAAGAAGTGAGGCACCTGATTTCCCTATGCCTCCCTGTGGGCTGTACCGGCTATGCGTTCATTAGTTCATCGAAAGCACGGTCAACACTGTTCGTCGTAGCAGTGGATCCGGGGGGCACAGTGGTGCTGTTATATTTTTCCGTTTCAGAAGAAGTTGCTTCTGCTCCTTCGTCTCCCAACAAGAAAGCATCGAGCATATCACCGACCTCTTGAGGTGTCTTCCGCTCAAACAAAGTGTTGAAGTCAGGAATATTCTCCATGAGTTCGGCGCAGTACTCGTCTCCGCCGTTAGTCTCATCGCAAAGAGGACTGTGTCGGCGGCGGGGCGTCAACTTGGTCTGAGGGAAGGACGCTCCGGCTGGCTTTCCATAGTGGAGAACCAAGTCGGTACCCGTCTCTGGGTCTGTGATGTCCCCGTACTCGGGATTCAGCACAAGATTAATAAGCTGCTCGTACACAGTCTTGCCGAAGCCCCAGATGCGTACACCCTTTGCTTCTTCGCCTCGGACGATGACGGGAGCAAAGAAGCGCTGGCGCGCCATTAAGTTCTTTGCCATGCGTACGCTATCTTCCGTTCCCTCGTTAAAAAGTTTCCGCACGAATGCGTCAAGGGGGTCATCTTCTCCGAAGTTCTTCTTCGGACTTAAAAAGCCCGGGTTGTCTCCCACATTATAGTGGAACCAGAAATCCTTGAAAGGATCTCCATCGGCAGTCGGAACAATACGAATCGTCTGTTCGCCGTCTTGTGGACGCCAAAACTTAGATCCCCCTCCGTTGCCTCGATTTTCAAGAGCCTGCTTTCGGGCTCTCATTTTGCTCATATCAATTGCCATTTTTTCTCCTTTTTTGTTTTGTGGCTGGTTAGCCTTGAGTCAGGATAACAAATTTCTTATCCTGCTAAAGTGTGTCTATAATATATACTACTTTGCAGCACTTGTCAAGCACTTTTTTTAACTTTTTTAAAAGTCGCTGCTCAGTGGGATCACGAAGTAATACATGCCGGCATCGTCACTGCACCAACATGCTCCGTCTTCATCGTGAAAGCTATAATTTGCGTCCATCATGGCACAGCCAATTTGGCATTGGCCTGCGCGCTCGCCTTGTTCATATCCTCTGCTGTAAGAGTCGTCTGCAAGGTAATAAGCTCCTCCCAAAAAGACAACAGCAAATGCTGTGACTGAGAGTGTGACATACATCTTCCTCCACGGAAGCGCTCTGACTGCGCTAACGCATGCGCTTGCTGCTCTCTTTACAGCATCCCAGATACTTTCTGCTATTTTTCTTACCATTTTCATTATAATTCAATTCCCTGTATTATTGACGAACTACATGTGACATACACATATGGCTCCTCGTATTCGGTTTCGTATACTCCGAATCCAATTTTTATTTTGTCTTTCTTTATCTTATCTTTTACTTGAGTTAATATTTTTTGCATTAATTTGTGGTCTGTTTCCAAGATCTTCTTTGGTATTAAATAATAATAACTCTTTTCATTACAAAAGTCAAGAGGAAATAATAAATTTTCCACATTTTCTTCTACAGAAGACATGCCCACTGTTGATATGCGCGCGATGTCGCTTCTTTTATTATAGTTATCATAAACCGGCTGACTGTTGTTCATAACATTTATTATGTGAAACACAGAAGCTATTAACCCAGCTGCGCTGGTCTCGAAATCAGCAACTGCAACATCACCAACGGCATCAAACAACTTCTCTTCAGAAATTAAGTATAAATTTTCGAACACGCCCGATCTTGCGTACTGTTGAAAGATGTTAAACGCCGCTTTGTCGACCAGCTTGGTTGAAGGATCTGCCAACACAGTGTCCGGCCTTATGTATACTACTGTGATCTCGGCGCGGTTGTTTATAACCTCCAGCACCCTTAAGGTCGCGGCGCACAACATATCCGTACCCGAGGTAAACAATACTGTTTTACCGGCGGCATTTTTAAAAAAATTATTCATTGATGGAAATTTGGATTCACATTCTTCCACTGTCGACACTTTAGGAAAGCAAAAAATCCCGTTTTTCTTTAAACCCTTAAGGCCAAAGTCAATTTTAAAAATTTTATATTCGCCATATTGTCTAAACTGCTCAACAAGTTTGCATCCCGTGGCGCCTAAACCGATTAAGTTCATTGCTCTAGCCCCCTCATGTTACCATAATCTCGGCCGGCGGAAGCGTTGACCATGTAGTTGCCTAGGTCTGTGGCCATAAAGGTGTATACCAATATCGGTATCAGGCTGCGCTCTTCATGATCCAAGTCAATGACAATGCTATCGTGCATAGTGAACGATATAAACGATTTGCAATCAACCAGAAGTTTTGAAACTCTAATTAGTTGCTTTAGCGTTAAGTCTGCAGTTGTGCTCTGCACCAGATAGTTGAAAGCATGGTGATCATCTGCTGGGATTTCTCGGCCAAACGGAGTGATTACTTCTTTTCCGTCGTAATACTTCTCCATTAATAGAGTACGGTTGTAATATTTTGACAGTGCTTCGTCTTGATGGCTAGGATTATAGAGCCATGCAAATATACTCTTCTTAGCTTCTTCCCTAGTTTTAGTACCGGCCCAGATGTGGTTCACATTCCACTCATGCAAATCGCCAGCCGGCTGCTCTTCATCTCCCAAAGCTAAAATCGTCCGCAATTCAGCTGCATTAAAATCAAGCTCTAAAAACCAATCATTCTGTGGCTTAAGCACTGACCGGTATTTTTTATCCATGGTCAGAATGGGAAAGCTGTTTTTCTTCGTTGTGAGGCGACCGGTTTTCGAAGCAAACATATTATAATCACAAACCGGCTTGCAAGTGTTTATTTTTTTTATAAAATTCTTTCCCTGCACTGTATGGGCGTGCTCTCTCATTTCGGATAGGTCAATGTTCAGGGACTGGTTGCTAATCTTGTCAACAATTACTGATAAATTTCGTAAGAATAAGTAATTTGGCGGGCGATCGTAATTATCAAAAACATATTCTGTTATACGGTTCTTAACATCGTAGTAGTCAGCCAAAAACCGATCCGGGATCATATCATATAGGCAAACTTCTTCCGCGTTTATTTTCGCCTCCATAAATGAGCGTAAAAATGCCTTTAATTTAGCTGTATGTACAGCTAGACGATCTTTGAGGTGAGCAGGACACACTTCGTCTATTGACTGTCCGCCACAATATAGGTTTGCGTACTCTATTCTTTTGTAATCTTCTAACCCACTGCTATACTTCCATGTGCAGCTTAGACTTGGCGGCAACTCATCATCATAAGTAAGTTCGCCCTCTGCATAATATCCTTTGCAGTCTAATTTCGTGTCCATCAGTTGGAATAGCATAAACGCCTTCTAATAGTCAGTTGTTTCTATGATGACATTCGACTGATATTGAGAAACTTGGCCCTTCTCAAGCGGCTCTGCCCCGGGCAAGAACTTGCTTGGTGCGAGGCGTGTTCGCAGCCTGCTGTCTGTAAACTGATCATTAATATAACCTATTGCGGCCAGCATGTCAACATTTTTCTGCAGTTCTCTTGCATCTTTTATCATCTTTTTCATAAAAGGCGTTAGCTCGTCTACCGAATATCCGTTCTCTGCAAACTTTACAACAACATAATAACCGATCCAGTATGCACTGTCAAACTTTTTATTTATTTCCTTCATTGTGTACTGCTTCCGCTTCGCAACCTCTGGTATTGTTCTTTTAAAATTGCATGTGGGGATGCGGCGTCGGCAGTATGGGTTTGCCCGGGCAAATGAGTTCCACACATTTACGATAAATCGCTTAATGTGTTCAACCTCGTTATATTCTAGCACACTATAATGGGTTGAAAAGAGAGTTTCTTTTGTGGTGTTCCGCTCTTCCATATAACTTTGCATTGCTGTCGAGTCAAGATTCGCCATAAGTTGCCATGGGGCGTTTTTATTAACAACGAACCCGTGTTTTTGTGCTGCGAGTCTATAAAGCTCGAAAACCTCTTGGTTCATATATTCGGACTTCTTTGCATCGTCGTCAAAACTTGATTTATCGAGAGTCAGTACCAAGCCCGTACATGCCGGTGAGGCTATTTTACTTGACATTAGTGAGCTTGATGTGATGGGGGCGACCTTTAGAGCACGGCCCATGAAAAATAAAGCTTTCTCCAGGAAATCTTCGATACGCTCTAAGTCGTTCACATTAGCATTTATAGTTTGTCCGTTCTCGCGAACAAAAATATTACTTCCAATCTGTTGGCGCATTGCTTCTTGTACCGCTCTTCTAAGTGTTGATATAGGCATCCACGCTGACACTACTTCAATCTTTAAAGTGCTTGCATCTATGCCGCAGCGCCCTTCTCTGACTGCAGTTTCAAATTCCCTAAAAAATCCCCTGTATGCGTCAACAACGAAATCTGCCGCACGAGGGGATTCCGATGTGCCTGTGCCTGTTTTTCGCAACTTGCTATCAAAATAGGATGCGCGGGATGCATTCAGGCCGACGAACTTAGATTCGTCATCGATTCGAGCAGTGAACCATTTTCGAATCCCTGTAAAAAAATCTTCAACTCCAGTGTGAAATTGATCTTCCTCGGCATCAAAGAGGGCCTCGTCGCGATATCTTTTTCTACTCTCAAACAATGCTCTCGTGCCTTGTTTGTTAGAACCTTTAAAATCATAATTGTTAGCCATAATCTTGTCCTTATTTTAGGTACCTGAACCCGGGAGACTGTCAACAAAAGCTAACGCATCATCTAAAGTAATTATTGTTCCTTCAGAATTAAGTCCAGCAGCACTATGCTGATTGTCTTTGCATTGTGTCAAGTCGCCCTTGCCGACCCATGTGCATGTGAGCACCGTTTCAAAAAACTCTGGCGTCATGGTCGAATCAATATGTACTATCATATAATAGCCGCCCAGACCGAGGAATAGTGGCAGATCTCCATACTCAGAGCTTGCACTGGTACCCACACTAGCGGGATTGATGTATATAATTTGACCCGGTAAGAAAAAGTTGTTGCCCGTCATTGTAATGGTTGCATCATATCTTCCTCTTAATTGATTATATCCAAAGGCGCCCATACCAAAAAGCCTAGACTCGGCCAAATACTGCTGATCCGTTCTGGTAAATCTAATACTCTTGAGCATGCCTTGATTTTGACCTAAGTAAAAATGTACTATACCTCGATCGATATCACCGGGAAGTTCCTCGACAGCATCAAACTGAGAATTGCCCTGAGATCGGAGATATGGCAAAGCCTCTGTTGCTTCAGTGCTGGTCTCAAATCCTAGCAATGTACCATTTTCATATCCGCGAGCATATATCGCAATAAAATGGTAGACTTCGGTCGTCTCCTCGGTGGATATTGTATACATCGATCTTTTCTGATCCGCGGTCAGTGCAGCGCGGAGTTTGCCTATGGGGATGCGATAGTTGGGCTTGTTGGCATCCCTTGGGCTGCCATCAGCATTCCGGTCGTCATAATGCACACGCTTTGTGATAAACTCTGCCGGGCTAATAGGCGCGTCGTCGGCATCTACTCCGTAGGCTGGAAGTGTGAAGTTTGTAATACCTACATCGAAAATCTGTTCGGTAAAATGGTAAGAGCCTAGCGCGTTTGGTTCGCCAGAATAACAACGATTGCCAGCCATGGTATCAAACACTAGTTCATTTAAGATTTTGTTGATAAATCGTCGGATACCCATGGTATATTGGCCGCGCTTGAGGACGCTGTTGACCCACCACTCGTTTAAACGAGCCAGAGAAAGAGGCAAATCTGCCAGATTCACACTTCTAATCTTATTTTGATAGGGATCCCAAAACTCAACATCGCCTAATATAATGTTAATTTTGTCGTATTTCCTCTTTTTTAAGTCATTGAGATAGTCTCTCACTTGCTGCGGGCCTAAATCTCGATTGGCTCCGGTGGCATCGTTCGAACCGAAAAGGCGTTCTTCAGAATTGGCTTCGTCAAACCAGGCATCAAGTTCGTCAATCTGGCCGCCGGAGTCGGCTGCTGCTGTCCAGTCACTGAACTCGGCGCGGGTGCTTGGGGTGACGCCGGCGGAGGTGATTCCATCGATAACAGACTCTAAGTTAATTCTCATACTATCGGGATGATACGGTGGGCGGTGGAGTGCCTTTCGAATAGCCCAGTCCAATATATCTCCGAAATATACAAATCGAATTCGATAATGATCCTGATCGCCCGGAGGAACATGTTGTCCTCCGAACAATATAGCCCTGTCAACCGCGTCAGAAACTAGGTCGTTCCAAGTGCCTCCGATTTCTCCGGAGTCGTTAGTGCCCGCATTTTCCGAAGCGGCGGCAGAGGCTTCTTCGGCGATTTCATCGCTCATTTTATCCATGATCGAAGGATTACTTCCGTCCTTGCCTACAGCCTCGTTATAACCGCCCTCGTCAAAGCCGCTGATGGCGGAGCTTGGCGGACCGCTATTGGTGGTGTACCACGGAGGTACCGCGGATTGGATTGTTGAGCTGCCCCTCGTTTCGCCGGCGGATTCGATAAGAGTAAAGGGAATATCGAGCACTTTAATTCTCGGAACACCCTCGTTGTCGCCATCCCAGGTTTGGCCCCCAGATCGGCCGGCTGTGGTATTTTGTTTGGCGCCGTGATTCGGTCCATAAGATAAAAACCATGGATAGCCATAGTGATCGTTCTCGGAATTTTCGGAAACGCTATCATAATAGCTGTTCTTGTCGTCCTTTTCCAACTTGCGTCCGTTATAAGCGGAACCTCCGGGGACATTGATTTCCGAATGGTGAGTTTCGTCGGAGAGCCATCGCAAAAATATTTCTGATCCCATACTTCTAGAAAGTCTTCTTAGATCTGCCAGATGATTTTCCATCACATCGATCTGATTCTCGTATGATGATGTTGCGGCATTGCCTGCGGCGGCGCCTTGGCCCGGGTTTCCGTATGCATCTCCGGCCGCCTGAACGCGGCCGTCGCCAGTCACGACCTGATCCTCGCCAGTTCTCAAGGCAGTGGTGATCGCCTCAACCTGAGCCTGTCTGGCTCGCTCGAAAGTGGATCGAAGCAGATCACAATTAGGATCATCTAGGACTCCCTCTATAGCTGCTCGATACGATATGTCTAATGACACAGAGCCGTCCTCGCTATAGTTTATAACATGGTCAACAATGGTGAGATACAATATGGTACTGCAGGCTCTTAAGGCCGCTAACTGATCCTCGCTAAAGGGAGATTCTTCGGTAAACTCCCACCCGATGACGGCCTTTAATTCAAAATATTCGGGGTCATATAGCCATTGCCATCGGCATGCATTGGAGGTCATTGCTGGCAAATTTGCCATGCCAATGTTGGCATTGCCGGGGCCGCCAGTTAATGCAGTCCTCATGATGAGATCAATAAACTGGTAATAACAGTTTTTTCTAGTTCCGGAACCATCCAGATATTCCACCTCGACCGGACCTCTCTTTTGAAACAGTTCTCCTATCTCATTAAAGTGCAGACTCAAGTTTGCGGTAAGCAAATTCGCGGCCTCCGCCGGATTTGTACCTTCATACTTCCAAGAAAATCCAGTTATTCCAACTCCAGTTCCTCGACCGATGCGATCTTCAAGTAGTTGTTTGAGTCTAGGCTTGTCAACTTCTACGGTTGTCGCGGAAGTCACATCGGTTTGTATAGTTCCTGCGATATTGTCAGCAAACATGAGTTCTACATCCCACGATTTACCTGCATCCGGCGGAGTGTCCATTCCGGGCACCGCTTCAGAGACATAAGTTTTGTAAAGCCGAACCGACGGAACGAGGAATGACATCTGGTATGGAGTCAAACTCATGAGCGGGCCCAGATCGCCCCTTCCTGCGATTAGGCTCATCATTTCGGTCGGAGATCCTTTAATCGGAATAAAAGAGGTGTACAGACAGTCCTCATTCAGATCTCTTAAGCCGGATGTTTCGCTATTAACTCCACGAAGAAGATAGCGCATTAGAAAACATTGCTCGTTGAGGCGCCGGCGGAGGCTGTGGTTTGATGACATTTGTGATTCCTTCTCTTGTGTTCCTTAAGCTTATCAGTTGTTGGCTGAACATTTAAGTGTTGTGTTATTACTGACTATAGTATTTTACAACTTTGTCGATAGGAAACGGAACCTGAATGGTGTCTCCTATTTTGCAGTGTGCTTCGGTCGGCTTATAATTAAACCAAGCAATTACCCACCAATACTGTGGGTCGTTATAGTAACGACTGGCTAGTTTCCAATACTTGTCGCCGTGACTCCATATGTGCTCTTTCATTCCCAAGCGGGATCTTTGAGCGTCCGATATGTCCCTTAGTCTTGGCGTTTCATATTGGCCTATTTGTTTGCGGTCGCGCGAAGATCTAAGCTCATCGTGGACCTCTTCTTCGTTGACGAATGTTTTTCTATTATTATATCTTGTTTGTGACATTGTATATACCTTTTTTAAAATTTAAGCTTGCCTGGATTGTCTAGGATATTGGGTGCGTCCGTGCCGTCGGGATCGGAAAAGCCGGCGCCATAGTTATTTCCATATGCCTCGAAATCGCCATCGGATTCAGCAAGTATATTTGGTGTAGCCTGATGAAGCACGCTAAGAGTGCAAGTGATCGTGTACAATTTTGGGCACAAGTTGCCATCTCCAACCTCAAAAAACCCGGCGTTCACATCCGGATTGACTGATAAATTATTAATACAGCAAATTAAACCTTCAATTTTTGTGTCACCATAAAATCGCTTTGGCGAGATGTCTGAAAAATTCTTGTCCGTGTCAGGCGCCTCATTAGCAATTAGGTTTAAATATTTTACCGTCACTAAAGGTGGCGCAGATATACACCACCTTTTTTCTGCTTTAAGTTCGCCATTGTCAGCCAGTATATCGCGCTGATTTGTGCTGGAATCAAAGCCGCCCATATATCCACGATTCTCGTATATCGGATACATCAATTGAGTTAGTGCCGAAATTCTACGCATGTTCTCTTCAGCCTCTTCTATGTTTGCTGCAGGTGTCTGCCAAGTTAATTGTATGTTTCTTTCCGTGCCGCTAAAGTTTCTGATCGGATCAGACTTTCCGTATGGTTGCGATGATGCCCAACTTGAACCATATGAATCTACAAACTGAGTCACAAAAGCTTTGAAGTCTGCTCTAGTTCCAGAATAGAGGCTAACAAAAGATAGTACGGCACCACCTTTAGCATAGTTGATATCAGGACTTGCTTTTAATCCGTAGTAGTCTATTTTGTAATCGCCACTCATGCGATGTCAAGCCCCCCTAATTTGCCGGTCTTTGCCGCATTTTCGAGAGCCTCAGAATCTACCTCAAAATATCCCGCTGCGTCAATGGGCGAAAACACAAACCCACTTAGGGTTCCGGTCAATCCGCGGTTGGTGCTCTTGGGGCCCTGAGATACTAAGTTAGTGAATTTGATAGCGATCATTGGCGGAGCCTTGATAGATGTCGCGCTGCCTCTAATCGTCTGTAGCGGATACAACATCTTGACAAAGTTGGTGACTTTTCGCAAATTAGCAGCCGCCTCGTCTGGGTTTGCCGATACGACATCCCACGAAATCGAAGTGACTCTTTGTGTTCCCTGAAATGACTTGATCGGATCCATTCTGCCAAGCGCGTTGGTCGAGTCCCAGCGTGTCGTAAAATTATCCGACAAACCTGTTATAAAAGCTTTAAAATGAAGTTTCATCTGAGTAGGTATGTGAACTATTGTAACCGCATACTGCTTCGCTACACCTTGATTTTTCTCTACCGTAAACCCATTATCAAATACCCCAGAAGAATTTACAGAATCTTCATGGAGCCACTTGCTTTTATGACTTGCCGGCATTCTACCATATTGAGTGCCATGGTCTGTGGAACTTATATAGTTGCTTCCCTTAACCGCGGTGCGGCCGTCTGCGTTGGATTCTTCCATGGATTTTTTAATCGTGTCCGACTTGCTTATGTCGTATCCATACGGAAAACACTTCATGTCCTCTGAACCATTCAGCCAATCGCCCGTTATCTTATCCCATCCAAGAAGATGATCGTGTACGACGGTCAATGTACAAGAAATGTTTAATAATTTTGGTAGTAAAGCCAGTGCCATTATAGTATAAGTAGCCCGAACAACAATATTTATCAGGTCTGGCGCGCCTGATTTTGCTGCCTTCTCATTTCAGTATTCACAATCGGCACCACCTGTCTTGCCAAAGTTGAGTTGGCAACCTTGAGAGTCACTTCCACATTTTCTGGACCTGTTTGTGGGGCTGACGCTGCCGCGGCGACGCTTCGAGTCGATTGGGCAACTTGGGCCACTGCCCGTACGAGCGCGCTTAGTTCGTCTCCGTTAGAAACCGTGCTTGCAACTGCTAATTTATTAGCTTGAGTGACCAAGTCAGAGACCAGCTGCACATCATCTCTTGTTAGCTGGACTGCGGCGGTGACAACTTCTGAAACTTGCTGACTGGCCAATGTGGAGATAGATGCCCTGAACTCAAATGACTTGGTGACATCGACTTCGTTAACTGCCCGGGCAACATTTCGAATTGCATCGGCAATATGGTTAATATTGTTCACATCGACAGTTTGAAATTGATGCAGAGCTTGCAGGTTGGAAGCCATGGCCCCACCCAGAGGCGTGACAGACTGAGAAAGTCTTCGGAAATCCGATGCGGCTGAACTTGCTGCCGAGCCGGCTCTACGAAGTCTTGGTGCGAAAGCGGCAACACCATCATAAATGCTTGGTGAATGCTGCGGTTTGAAGAGCTGGGTTCCTAAATAGCCAAGGGCTGCGATCAGGCCGATCCCAAGGGCCCCGCCCATAAGTGCAGCTGTAAACGCTCCGGTCGCGGTTGCTGCGGCGCCCGCAGAAGCGGTGTATATTTGCAGACCAGCTTGCATTGCCGGCAATATTGCACCGAACACTTTGATAGCACCGTAGGCAGCCATAATTGCTGGTGCCCACTCTTTCCATTTATCGATATTGTCGGCGACCTTTTGAACTACCTTCAGCAGCCAGTTCATTAGCTGCTCAAGTTGTGGAGCCATGGCAGCTAAGGTGGCGTTCCACTTCTCCCCAAGAGACATGAGGGTCATTTGCTGATTAGCTAATTCTTCTGCTGACATGGAATTCTTATACATAGCACTAGCTGCGTTTTCTAGATTGCCAGACATCAGCATCGCTAATTCATTAACATCCTGCAGGCCTGCTGCAGAGGCGATTGCTTTGCGCTCATAATATTCCATATCTTGGAATGCGCCGGCAGCTTCTTCAATACCTATTCTTAATTTTCTAAACCTTTCATATGGATCAGTTGTCATTAACATCTCTAACGAGTTAAACAGGTCGCGGCCAAGAACTGCGTTTAGTCTACCGGCGGCGTTCGCTGCCCCTTCGAATGTATCGAACTGTGAGGTGATGGCCAACAATTGATTCATCGAGAGGCCCGTATCTTTTGTGATACCTTGCAGATCCTTGAAGACCTTCATTATTTTGTCGCCATGAACCGCCAAAGACATTGACATCTGTGCAAAATCTCTCTGTACGATCTGGGGCGGAACATTCAGTGCCATGGCAAATGCTTGCAATTCTCTGGTTGCAGCTTCTGCTTGGCGTCCGGACATTCCCATCACCTTATACATGGTTTGCATGGACTGTGCTGCGGTCTCGGCGGATGTTCCTGTTTGCATTAGCAAGCTCACAGTGTTAGACATAATTCTTTGTGTTCTTTCCGACTCTCTGCTGAACTGTGTGACAGTCGAATACAAAGAGCCAAATGCCTCTCCCACTTCCTGGGCAGAGACGCCAAACCTTAAGTTTGCCTGAGTGACTTGACTGATTAGGGTGTTATATTGAGTAAGTTCTGAGCTAGAAGCGGCTATTGTTTTTGCGAATTGCGCCTGAGCGTCGTTAATGCCGACAGCAATATCCCACCCCTTCTTAAGAAGCAAAATAAAGCCTTGCTCGAAAAAGCTAGAGAAAGTATTCGCAGCTGTTGTCAGGGCTCCCATGGCGTTCTTCATAGAGAACAGTCGCTGATTGCCTTCTCCCAAGCGAGAGGTCATAGCCATAAGTTGGAAAACAAAGTTTTCGGTCGCGTCACTCGTTACGCCAAACATGCCTCGAAGATTACTTAGCCCCTTTTCGGCGGCCGTGTTAATCGTTTCGGTGGCTTCCATGGCCTCGTTATATTCTTGAAGCTGATTCGTTGCCTCAACGAGTCTTTCTCTCAACGCAGCTACTGCATCTGCGTTTCCTCTATTGGCTTGGATAGCCGCGTTTAGGAGCGAAATTTGCCTCTCTTGTCCCTTGACAAGGGCCTGCATTGCTCTCTTTTGATATTCGGCAGCTTGGCCAGAACCTCTCGTAGCACTGGCCATTTGTGACATTGCAGCAGCAGTATTCTTTGCGGAGCGCTCTACCTGTTCTAATACTTCGTTAAGCTCTTCGCCGGTCTGTATGTCGTCAGGATCGAATGTATCGCCGGAACTCATATATAACTATCCCCTATCTAACAGGCCAATCTAAGCCAGTAAGTCTTTGGAATTGGTTGATAGATCTTTCTAACGAGGCTTTCGTGCTATATGTTCTGGGATCGTCTAACCCGAATCGCTTCCACGCATCCATATAGCGTTTTTCGCCGGCGAGGGCTTTGGCGAAAGCGTCGACTTGTGACGGATTACCCCTAACTTTTACCGGTATGGCGCCGCCAGATCCAAACATGTGTCCTAGAATTTTTTCAACCGCCCAGCCAAACTGACGAAGAAAGCCTCCTTCGTTGATGGCGCCGGAATTAACAGCATCGAGGTCGATGATCACAACATTTATTTTGTCTTCATTGATCTGGTTCTGTTCTATCATTTGCAAACTCCTAAAATAATTAGTTAAACAAAAAAGAAAAGCTGGAAACATGTTCCAGCTTAGGTGTTTTAACTTTACCTTTATCGTCGGGACGCTTTTCTACTGCGCTGAGCTTCTTGTATTTGTTCGTTCTCTTGTTCGAATTGTTTCGCTAACCGCTCTACAAACCAGCTTCTTAAAGCAATTGGCAAATTGTATAACTCAAACAAGCTCCAGCCGCCATGGTATTTTAGTAGGAAAAACTCTTCATATACTTGAGCCATGTACTCATCGGTTAGGCCAAAAAAAGTCCGCGGTAAACGGAACCTCCAATCGAGATTCTGTCTCGCACTCTGCACAACGAAAAGGCAGAGCCATATCTACATTCGGGACAAGTGCGTTATAGGCAACTCTTAAATATTGTGCATCTAGAGTTGGCATATTGTCGACAAATTTATTAATCTCACTACGATTTGTGTGCCCATCAATAGAAACAATGTATTGCTTCATTTGGCTGGTTACAGAAGTTTCTGCTAGTTTATTTTTCTTGCGATTTTCTATAATCTTTAGAGCATGCTTCTCATCGTGACCGTTCATTAGTCTGACTTCAACTGGAAGACCGGTCTTCGGCAACGCAACTATGAATGTGCCCTGCTCAGTCGGGCCGTCAACATTCATATCTGCCCATTCTCCCGTATCGTTCTCTACTTCCAAAAGATTAAAAGTGCTTTCAGAGACATCGCCACAAGACGGGCAGATGCTGCGTGTAATATAATCCGGGCCATAGGCGTGTATCCTTGTTTGGATCAAAATTGCATTTCGATCTCCTACCAACAAGCTGTTAACATCGATTGTTTTATCAACAAGTAGATTTTGGATTAGTCTGTCTATAGCTAAGCCTTTTTTAAGCAGCGAACGAGAGGTTAATATGTCCTCGTCCTTGGCTGTCATGTGACGAATCTCCACAACTTCTTGTCCGGACAAAGCATGTCCTTCGGGATAATATCGCCCTTGGCTGGGGAGTTCTACGAACTCTGTAGGAACCACATACGACAGGCCTGTAGATGCCGCATTCTGTGCGCCGGCTGTCTCCGCGGTTATTGCGGTTGATTCCGCTGGCGGGGCTGCACGCTTAGTACGGCCCTTATTATTTCTAGCCATTTTTACCTCTTATGTTTTATATTTTGGTTTTTATATTTATAGCACATTTCGTAGTGCCTTGTTAATATTGTATATTGCTTATTGGTTGCCGTCGTCGGCTGCCGGATCGCTGGTTCCGGGGGCAAACAGAGTCTGGCCTGCTAACTCGGAGAGATCGTCGCCGGCATGCCCACCGCCGGTGGTTCCGGCACTGCCGCCGCGTTGGTACTCAGCCCAGTCATATCTGATAGAGGTGTCTACTGTTAGCATCTCATCGCTGCCATAGTCTAACCCAGAGAGGCGTACGCTCTTGAAGAATGCATTCTTTAGCGTCCACTGTTCGTGCACATCTCCGTTTGCGTTAACCATGTAGATGTACACATCGCCAAGCTGCTTGTGCAAAGACTCTTTTCCGAGAGTGTGCATTTGCGTTTT